CCGAATCCGCGCCCGGCCGCCCGTGGACAACATGGCTGATGATGGGCGGACGCGGCGCGGGCAAGACTCGCGCTGGCGCCGAGTGGATCAGGGGCGAGATTGAAGCGCGCCGCGCGCATCGCATCGCACTGGTCGGGGAGACGCTGAGCGACGTGCGCGACGTCATGATCGAAGGGCCGTCGGGTCTGTGTGCGTTGCGCTGGCGCGGTGCACGGCCGCAGTTTCAAGCATCGCGGCGCCGCGTAACCTTCGAGACGGGCGCACAGGCTTACGTCTTCTCGGCCGAGGACCCGGACAGTCTGCGCGGTCATCAGTTCGATCGTGCGTGGTCTGACGAATTATCGAAATGGGCGCATGGGGTGGATACCTGGAACAATCTCCAGTTCGGATTGCGTCTGGGCGAGCGTCCGCGGCAGGCTGCGACCACAACACCGGCGCCGGTTCCCTTGATCCGGCGCCTTCTCGACGACGAGACCACGACCGTGACCCGCGCCAGCACGTTCGCCAACCGGGCCAATCTCGCGCCCGCATTCTTTGAGCAGATTATTGCGCGCTATGAAGGCACACGGCTGGCGCGCCAGGAAATCGACGGTGAACTCATCACGGAGGTCGCGGGCGCCTTGTGGACGGCTGAGACGATCGACGCCGCACGCCTTAAATCGCCCCCGGCGCTCAAGCGCATTGTGGTGGCGGTTGATCCGCCGGCCTCCAGCGGTCCGAATGCTGCCGCGTGCGGGATCATCGTGGCGGGCTGCGACGCGGGCGGCGACGCTCACGTGCTCGCGGACCGCACGCTTCACGGCTGTGGCCCGCTCGCCTGGGCGCGCGTGGTTGCAAATACCTACGCCGCCTATATGGCGGATCGGGTTGTCGTCGAAGTCAATCAGGGCGGCGAGATGGTGGGAACACTCCTCCATCAGGTCGACCGCTCAATCGCCGTGCGCGCGGTTCATGCGACGCGGTCCAAACATGTGCGGGCGGAACCGGTCGCCGCGCTTTACGAACAGGGCAGCGTGCATCACGTCGGCACGTTTCGTGAGCTTGAAGACCAGATGTGTTCTTTCTCCGCGGCGCGCGAACCCTCGAGCGAGAGCCCTGATCGGGTCGATGCGCTGGTGTGGGCATTGACGGATTTGATGCTGCGCGACAAGGACATTATTCCCCGCGTCAGGCGGATTTAAGCGACCAGTCAGATTTTGTACACCCGCAAGCCCCGATGTGCCGCGCCCTGCTTTACGGCAGATGCGTACGCGGCGTATCACCTTGCGGGCTCGCCGGCGGATCACTGCGGCTCCTCCCCACGCGCCTGCAAGGTCCGCCGGCTCCCTCTCAAAGCGCGGATAAAGCGCGGGCTCATCTGCTACACAGAATCGCAACCAGAAATGAGAGACGCCGATGGGATGGTTTGAGCGACTGCGACGCCGGTTTGGGGAGGAGGGCCCCCCCCACGTGAAAGCGGCACCGAGTGCCCTCGCCGCGCTTCACATTCAGGGACAACCTCGCTGGAGCTCGCGCAACTACGCGGTTCTGGCGCGCGAAGGATATATGCGAAATCCGATCGCCTATCGCTCGATCCGCCTGATCGCCGAGAATGCGGCCGCAATCCCCTGGCTTCTGTTCGATGGCGACGTCGAGATCGAAGATCACCCGTTGCTGAACCTGCTGCGTATCCCCAATCCGCACGAGAGTGGCGTCACGTTTCTCGAGACGCTCTATGGGTACCTACAGCTGGCCGGAAATGCATACGTCGAAGCGGTTCAGGGCGAGGACGGCGTGGCCGCGCTTTACAGTTTAAGACCGGACCGAATGAGCGCGGTCGGCGGCACGGATGGCTGGCCCGAAGCCTATGCGTACCAGGTCGACGGGCGGACGGTACGCTACGTCCAGGAGGGTCCGCAGGATGAGAAGCCGATCCTCCATCTCAAGCTCTTTCACCCCCTCGACGATCATTGCGGACTGTCGCCGCTCGAAGCCGCGGCGCTTTCGGTCGATCTCCACAACGCGGGCAGCGCGTGGAACAAGGCGCTGCTTGACAACGCGGCGCGGCCCTCCGGGGCCCTGATCTATCAAAGCGGGACCGGCGATCAAAATCTGACCGACGAGCAGTTTCAACGGCTCAAGGGCGAGCTCGAAAGCGAGTATCAGGGCGCCGCGAATGCGGGCCGTCCGCTGGTACTGGAGGGGGGCTTGAGCTGGAGCGCGATGTCGCTGTCACCCCAGGACATGGACTTCACAAATGCACGCCATATTGCGGCGCGCGAAATCGCGCTGGCGTTTGGCGTGCCGCCGATGCTGCTGGGAATTCCCGGCGACAACACCTACTCCAATTACCGCGAAGCCAACCTAGCATTTTGGCGGCAGACGGTGATCCCGCTGGTCAACAAGACACGCGACGCGTTGTCCAGCTGGCTGGTGCCGCGGTTCGGCGAAAACTTATCTCTCGCTTATGACCTCGACGCGGTGTCCGCGCTCTCCAGCGAGCGCGAAGCGCTGTGGGCGCAGGTGGCTGCGGCGTCGTTCCTGAGCGAAGATGAAAAGCGTGCCGTTGTCGGCTATGGACGCAACGCCTGAAGACGCTCCGTGCGGTTGGCCGTCCATTTGGTGAGATAGCGCCGGACCGGGCCATCATAGACCCGGTTGAGAGTCGCCGCGAGGATGACCATGAAGACGATCAAGACGATCCCGCCCCATGGCGCGAAGGTCGGCAAATCGGCGCCCAGAAGCTTTGCCGAGATACTGCTGCAGATCATGATGATCGGCGCGTGAATCGTGTAGAGCGCGTAGGACATCGCGCCCGCCTCGAGGAATGGTGTGCGAAGCGCCGGGCGCGGCATGCTCGAAGCGCCGAGGTAGACAAGGACGGGGAACGCCAGCGACGCGGTCACCTCGTAGGGGACGCGCAAGCCTGCGCCCGTGGGGACGGCCATGACCGCGAGCAGAGCGGCGATCAGAAGGAGCGGTGAGATGTTCCACCGAAATGGGCGGCGTTGCCACAGGCGATAAACAAGAACACCGCTGAAGAACGAAAAGGTCACGCGCGCGAGACCGCCAAAGAAGGTCGCGCGGTTCCAGCCCATGCTGAACGAACCATAGTGCAGCGCAAGTATGCCCTGCGCGATGAAGCCGATCGCGACCACCGCCAGGAGCATGCGGACCGTAAGACGGCGGATCGACAGTGCGAATGCGACGTTGGCGAGGAGCTCGAACAGCAGCGACCACGCAGGCGCGTTCAAAGGGTAAAGATCGGGACGCTCGGGGTGCTGGATCAGCGTGGGAAGAAACAAGCCGGCACACAGAAGCATGACGGCGTAACCCGCCATGGAGAGCGGGAAATCGTGAAGGAGAGTGACCCGAGCTCCGGCGTATATGGCAAACAGAAGCGTGCCGAAAATATACAGCGGATACATGCGAATGAGCCGACGACGCATGAATGCTCGCGGTGTCAGCGCGCCTTGGAGCTTGTCGAAATACGCGTGCGCGAGAACAAAGCCGCTCAGCACAAAGAAAAAATCGACGGCCATGCCGTAATGCTGCAGCGGCGCGCCCTCGAATGAAGCTTCCAGGTGGCCTGTCGCCACGGCAAGCGCGGCCACGCCACGCAGCCCGTCGAGTGTCGCAAATCGGTGGTGCTTCGCCATGTCCGACCCCTCTGCCAACGTGATAGCAAATTCCGGGCCAGGAGACACATCGATGGATCGCGACGACGCGACCTGGACGCTCGATCGACGGATTCCCATTGCGTTTGTTGGAGCGGTTCTCATTCAAACATTCGGCGCGCTGGTGTGGGCGGGGAGCACGAGCGCGCGGATTGCGCAAGTCGAGAGTCAGGCCGTGCGGGTTCAAGAACTTGCGGAGCGTGCCGCGCGTGTCGAGGAGCAGACAAGCTCGATGCGCGCCGCTCTCGCACGGATCGAAGACAAGATCGACAATCTCAACCATTAGGACGCCAAGCGCTAGTCCGCGCTGAGCCATCGCCACGAGACCACCATGACATTGCCATCTGCAGCCGCGCGGGCCTTCACGCCGCGCGAACGCCGGGCCGTGACCTTTGATTTTGCGTCAAACGCGCGTGACGGCGAATTCGAGGGGTATGCCTCGCTCTTTAATGTCCAGGACCAAGGCGGCGATGTCGTGATGCCTGGTGCTTTCCGCCGGACGCTGCGCAATCGCGGCGTCGGCGGTGTCAAGCTCCTGTTCCAGCACGACGCGCGCGAGCCGATCGGCGTCTGGTGCGACATTCATGAGGATCGCAGCGGGCTCTATGTCCGCGGGCGCATTCTTGACGACGTCGTGCGCGGGCGCGACGTGCTGGCGTTGCTGCGCGCGGGCGCACTCGACGGCCTGTCGATCGGCTACCAGGTCGTTCGGTCCGCCAAGTCGCGCGGTGGCCCCCGCCGTCTCACCGATGTCGATCTGTGGGAGATTTCGATCGTGACGTTTCCCCTGTTACCGCAGGCGCGCATCACCCGCGTGAAACGGCGCCGGCATGAGCGATTTGCCCATGCCGATGCGGCGCTGGCCCAAGCCATGCGCCGGGCTGCGGCCGACCTGAAGTCCAACCCTAAAGGAGAATGACCATTGGATAACCATGAAACCAAAGCCTTGATGCCTGACGCAGCGCCCGCGTCACGCGATCTTCTGGATGCGTTCGACGAATTCCTCGGTTCGTTCGAAGCATTCAAGAGCTCGAATGACGAGCGCCTCGCGCAGATCGAGTCGCACTTTGGCGAGGACGTTGTGACCGGCGAGAAAGTCAACCGGATCAACGAGGCGCTCAGCGAACAAAAGCGCGCCATGGACCGTTTGATCGCTCGCCAGCGTCGGCCGGAGCTCGCCATGCCGGGCACCTTGATCCGCGATGGCCGCTCCCGCGAGCACAAAACGGCGTTTGAAAACTACATGCGCAAGGGCGACGCCCACGCGCTGCTGGGCTTCGAGCGCAAGGCGCTCTCTGCGACGTCAGACCCGGACGGCGGCTATCTTGTCCCGGAAGAAACCGAGACGTTGATCGACCGCGTGCTGACGCAGATTTCTCCCTTGCGTGAAATCGCGACGGTGCGCCAGATCGGCGGCTCGAGCTATCGCAAGCCGGTCAGTCTTGGCGGGGCGGATTCGGGATGGGTCGGTGAAACCGACGCGCGTCCCGAGACCAATACGCCGACGCTGAGCGTGGTCGAGTTTCCGACCATGGAACTCTATGCGATGCCTGCGGCAACCCAGTCGCTACTCGATGATGCGCATGTCAACATCGAGGAATGGCTTGCCGGCGAGGTCCAGACCGAATTTGCGGTCCAGGAAGGCGCGGCCTTTGTTGTTGGCGACGGCGTTGCCAAGCCGAAGGGCTTCCTGAGCTACACGACCGTAGCCGAGGCGAGCTGGGCCTGGACCAAGATCGGGTACGTTCTGAGCGGTGCGGCCGGGGCGTTTGCGTCCAGCGACCCGATCGATGCGTTGATTGATCTTGTCTACGCGCCGAAGCAGTCATACCGCGCCAACGGCCGCTGGGTGATGAACCGCAAGGTCGAAAGCGAAGTGCGCAAGTTCAAGGATGGCGAGGGCAACTATATCTGGCAGCCCGGCACACAGGCCGGCGCCGCGCCGACGCTGCTGGGCTATCCCGTAACGGAAGCGGAGGACATGCCCGATATTGCGGCAAACTCCTTCTCGATCGCATTCGGAGATTTCCGCCGGGGCTATCTCATCGTCGATCGCGTCGGCGTGCGCATCCTGCGCGATCCGTTCTCAGCCAAGCCCTATGTGCTGTTCTACACGACCAAGCGCGTCGGCGGCGGCATTCAGGACTTCGATGCGATCAAGCTGCTGAAATTTGCGGCCAGCTAGTCCATCAAGAGAGAAAAAATTCATGATCTACGGTCTCGTCAGACTGACGGCGCCTGCGCTGGAGCCGCTCTCCCTCACTGAGGTGAAGGCGCATCTGCGCGTCGACGGGAATGAGGAGGACGCGTATATCGCGTCGCTTCTTGCCGCGGCCCGCGAACTCACTGAAAGTTTGACGGGCCGGGCGATGATCACGCAGACATTCGAGATGTCTCTCGATGGCTGGCGAGACGACGGGCGCGCGGTTGAACTGCCGCGCGCACCTGTCCAAAGTGTGAGCGTAATCGAGATCGTCGATGACGCGGGTGTTCGCCAGAGCGTCGATACGGACAGTTTCGAGCTGGATCTCGCGCGTACCCCGGCGCGAATTCTCCGCAAGCCCGGGGCGTCATGGCCGGTTCCAGGTCCGTGCCTCGGCGGCATCAAGGTGACGTTTGTCGCAGGATTTGGTGATGCGGGCGGCGATGTGCCGTCGGGATTGCGCCAGGCGATCTTGATGGTGGTCGCGCATTGGTTCGAGCGTCGCGAAGCAGCGGTGGCCAAGGGCCTCGCTGGACTTCCATTTGGTATTACCTCACTTGTGCAGCCTTATCTGGCGGTGCGGCTGTGATCGGCGCGCTGCGCAGCCGCCTCGTGTTCGAACGCAAGGCGCAGGTCGCGGACGGCGCCGGAGGGTTCGATGAAACCTGGGAAGCCGCGTTTGCAGTCTGGGGTTCGCTCGAAGCTACCGGCGGGCGAGAAGGCGTCGCAGCAGATCAAGTTGGCGCGGAGACAAATTACCGCCTTCGCATCCGCTTCCGCAACGACGTGTCCACGGATCTGCGCGTGCGGACGGGAGAGAAAATTCTTGCGATCGATTGGTCGGGCGACCCCGACGGCCGCCGCTACTGGCTCGATCTGGGGTGCGTCGAGGGCCGGCCGTCTTGAGCGCCATCAATGATTTTGGCGAACTCGCCGTGCAGGCGATCGGGCGCGTGCTGGACGATGCGGCCGAGCGTGTGCAGGAGGACGCGCGCAGTCGTGCCGGCGGAAACTCTGTGCTCGCGACGTCGATCGAGGTCACGGCGACAGGACGCACTGGGGAACGTCGCATCCGCGCGACAGCACCGTTTGCAAAATTTCTTGAGTTCGGGACGCGGCGTAACGCGGGCCGGCCGTTCTTGTATCCCGCTCTCGTACGGGAGCGGCTGCGCCTGATGGACGAAGCCGCGTCCACACTGGCGCAGATCCTTTCACGCCTCGGAGGGCGCGGGACATGACCGAACCAGGACTCGCGCTGCAAAAAGCGATGGTCGGCGCATTGGCCGGCGACAGTTCAATTCAGACGCTCGTGGGAAGCCCGGCGCGCATCTACGACGATGCCCCGCGCAATACCGCGTTTCCCTACGTCACGATCGGGGCATCTACGATCGCCGACTG